ATAATATCTTCTATTTCTTGGTGCCAGATGGGGAAGTGGACAGTCGCTGATCCACCTCTAATGCCATTCTGAGTGCAACATCTGACAGTGCTTTCAAACTTTTTGAGGAACGGTACAACACCTGTGTGTTGGACTTCTCCACCACGGATTTTACTGTTGATCCCACGGATGCGACCTGCGTTGATACCAATCCCTGCCCTTTGTGCAACATAACGACCAATGGCCATATCAGAAGTAAAAATACTATCCAAGGTGTCGTCAACATCAACCAGAACGCAAGACGCAAACTGCCGAAGAGGTGTTCTAACACCTGCGAGAACTGGAGTTGGGACGTTGATTTTCCCTTTGGAGGTTGCTGTGTAGTAGCGTTTGACATAATCGAGTCTTTTATCTTTAGGGTAATCTTGGAACAATGTTGTAGCAACCATTATGTACATATACTGAGGAGTCTCATAGACTCTACCATTGCTACGGTCTTGCACAAGATACTTATCTACGATCTGTCTCAACCCTGCATAGGTAAATCCATAGCAACGTTGATGATCGATATAAGAATTTAGTTCTTCCCACTCTTCATCGTCATATTTCTTTAGGATTCCACCATCATACACTCCTGCTTCTGCACAAGTTTCTACGTGATCTTTTAGTTTAGGGTATCCTGTTTTACTCCACTCAGGGAATACTTGTTTACGAACACTAAACAATAGTAATCTTGCTGCTACGAACTGATAGTTAGGTGAATCTAAACTAATCAAATCACTCGCAGATTTAATAAGAATATTTTGAATCTGTTCTGATTCAATACCATCAAAGAATTGTAGACCACTATTCATTTCTACTTGTGATGATGATACACCTGTTATGTCTTCACAGGCAAACTCAACCATTTGATGTATCTTGTCTAGGTTGAGAGGTTCGGCAGTGCCATCCCTTTTAATTACGTTCATACTTTTTTCCAGTTTTGAAATTTAACTTGTGCTGTTAACCCTGAGTAGGTGTTTGATTCTACTATACTTTGAACATTATGTCCAGACAGAATCATATCGTTGACATCTTTTTCCTCTATGGAGTTATTCCAGATGACGACTTTGTAACCTCCTGATATTGCTTTTGCAATTCGGTCGGTGATTTGTTTGTTGCGTGGTTCGTTATCAAAAACAAAAACACTATCGCTCCAACCACACGTCCTAGGATCAAGATCGGACCCGCACATAGCAACACAGTTTTCCAAGAAGAGGGAATCAAACGGTCCTTCCACGATGTAGACTGTCTTGTTGCTATCGATTGTGTCGAGACCAAAGACTTTTTGTTTTGTTTCATCGAAAATAATAGTAATGTATCTTAGTTTTGGATTGGATGAGATTGCTCTCCCTTGTATTCCAAACCATTTTCCACTTTGGTCTATGAGTGGTATTATAATCCTTGGACTATCGTTTTGCAGATTGTCAAAGGTATGTTTGTGTTTATTAACAAACTCTTTGAAACGTTCTGCATAGAAAATTCTATCAAGTTTATCTCCATTAATGTTTCTCGATTCAAGGTAGGATCTTGCAGGGTGTTCTTTATTTAGGTCTGAGATTTTTGGAATCTTAGTACCTGTATTAAAGATTGGTTTGGTTTGAAGACTTGTAAACTTTGGTTCAGCAACTCTTGTACTTTTACCTGTCAACCCCATCTTATATCTTTCTAAGACAAACTGATCGTATAAGTCTCTAGCATTATCCTTCAAGAAATTTCCTAGTGTTCTACCAACACCACAGTTGTGACACTTGAATATAAAATCAGAACCCTTGACGAAAAAATACCCTCTTGCTTTAGACTTATGTTTCTGTGAGTCTCCGCAATAAGGGCATCTAAAATTGTATAGGTTTGTCTTCTTTTCCTTGAAGAGATCAAGACGACTGCCTACAAGACGTGCGTACTTGACATCAACATAACTCATTATAAAAATTTCTTATGGAACGATTTCTATCATACTCGTATTTGTTTGTGATGTCAATATAGGTTGTATCACTTTCTGTCCAACTGGACTTACAAGGAAAGAGATAATACTAAGAGCACCAAAGATACTCCACATCTTTTTCTCCATCAACCTGAGTCTATCATCTACTTTTCTTATATCTCTCTCACATCCTTTCTTAATAGCATTTGTTTCTCTGGTCACATCAGCGTGTAGTCTATCTACCTTCTCGAATAGAACTTGATCAATCTTATCTTGCTTATCTAACTTCTCATTATGAACCGCAAGCAGTTGACCCATCTTTACAGAGTTCTCTTGAAGGGTATCTACAACTTTTTCTAGTCTTTCTATTATCGCTGAATTAATATCAGACACTACATTGCTCCTTGACGCTTATCCCAGTAATATTTTAACACAGTAGAAGGTGTTAGACGGGTGATTTTTATCTTGTCAAATTTTTCTGGTCTGTATATAGACCTCAAACGTATTTTTACATCAGAGACACTACGACCATAGAATACAAAGTCTGTCTCTCCTTCAAACTCAGTGAACTCTACTTTGAAAGGAAAGTATCTCCCCTCATTTCTAGTATAACTTTCTTTAGTAGTAGAAGGACCACACTTGATGGTTCCATTCTTTTTGGTTTTACATTTAAACCTTCTACCTTTAACTGGTCTACCAACACCACCTAAAGGTTCATCTAGTCCTGCTGTAGGACCATTAGGATCAGAGTCACCAGAGAATCCCGCTGCTTGTGCAGTAGAACCTGTACTCATAGTAGGTGCTTCTTCTTTGACAGTTTTCTTTTTCTTCTCTGTCTTAGCAACATACTTTCCTTTCGCATCACTGTGACTGGTAGAACCAGGTCTTGCTGACGATACAACAGCACCATACCCAACCATATATTCTTTCACCATAGGTAGTTCTTTCTCTTTAGTAGAGGCGAACTTCTTTACATCAGTCTTTTTCATATCACTAGCAGCAGACGCAATCTCTTTCGATGGTGCAGACATCTCGCCCTTCTGGACTGCTCTGACCATCCCCATAAATCTACGTTGTTTAACTGATACTGCGGGCATTAGAGTTTACTTAACTGTGATGTAACTTCAGCGTCAATGACTATCTCATCTAGAATACCATTGCCACCTTCGGGATCTAATCTATTCAAATACAATAGATAAGATTTCATAATAGACCAATACTCCATCTCGATTTTAAAAACCAATAAGGGTATCGCTGCTTCACCAAATACATTGAACAATACAATCAAATGGTTTAAGATCAAATGATTACGCAATACCCCAGACTTAACATACCTACCAAAAAGACGTTTGAGATACTTAAACCTCATCATATCTTCTTGAAAGTCATCGTAAGTTACAGACTGGGGATTGTCATAATGCTTCATAGCGAACAACATATAGTTGTCGTTCGTTAACACTGAAAAATTCATAACGAATTATAATTTAATTAACTACCAAATGATAGAGTTGCGATAGAACTTACTACCTCTTTAGCACCTTTGCTACTGTTAAGTTTAACTCTGTATGAGTCACCATCATTAGCAGCAAGTTGTCCAGACAATACAAGAGATGCACTTGTAGCACCACTTACGTCAGCAAATCTAGTACCACTAGCAGTTCTCTTCTGCCACTGATATGTGATTGTACCTGACTGATCAACAGTTGCAGCAACTGTGAATGTTGCAGCACCACTAGATGAGGTCTGGTTAGAAGGTTGTGTACCGATAGTAATAGTTTCAAGTACGTCTGCTACTACTGTCTCGTCTGCCATATCACCTGATGTTCCTACTGCTACTCTTAGTGCAGCAAGTTTCTCTGCTTTATGACGTGTGGTTCCTTGTGCTGTATTGTATGTTCTATACAACCACCATCCTGGTCCGTCTATACCACGAGACTTGTTAGATGCAATTCCATCTTCTGTTGTATCTACAAATACTAATTGATAGTCAGTGATACTATCTCCACCTTTGATTACATACTCTGCAACCGCTTTTGGTGGAGTTCTTTTAATTACGCTTGATGCAGTAACTGTTGCAGTTGATCCTGCATATGCTTTATGTAACTCTATAGCAGTAGTGCTAGTTACCTGTTTAACAATATATGCAACGCTAGAAATTTCTAGTACGTCACCTGGGACTACGCTATCAGCAGCATTTTTCGTTACAGTAGCGTCGCCATTAGTGACGCTAATGTTCTGTGTAAATGCAGCAGCGTCAATCTTACCATAGATCGCCATTAGTTATTCTCCAAGAACATTGTGTTTCCTATTATTTATTTATAATAAAAAGGAGGGGTGTACCCTCCTTCGTTTATCTTGCTTTGATTGCTGCTGAGACTTGCTCAAACAACTTATCATCTGCTTGTGTTTTAGTCATTTTGACTGCTTTACCAATGATGACTAAACAGATGTCGATGAGTTTATCACCAAGTTCTGCATCATCAGGGATTTTAGCGATTGCTTTCTCTATAATACTCTTCGCAAAGGGTAAGAGAAAACTTGAAACTGAACCAATCATTTTAATAAAGAATAAGGTACCTACCCTATATATACATCAATGATTATGTGCTTCAGATACTAATACTTCTAAATCTTCTACTGCTACGTTCTCATAGATTCTTCCACCCTTGTCTACGATGTCATAGTGTGATACGTAGTGAGTGTTACCCTGATCATCTGGTTCTTCCATCTCAACTAGAGTGTGATGCTCTGGGATAGTAGTTACAAGACCATACTCAGCGTGCTCTGCCATCTTTGCACAGATATGAGTCTTCTTACCCATTGCTTTTGTTATAGTCTTTCTTTTGTTAAGAAGATACTTATCATCTTTGTCGTGATCACCGTCGTTGTCGATGTCCTTGTCCTCTTTTCCTACAGGATCAAGTGTTTTCTTTGCTTTCTCTTGTAAGTTTTGTACTTCAAGACGAAGCATTTCGCGAATAGATTCTTTCATTAGATCAGATTTCTTTGGGTTTACTAAAATCTTAGATTTTTTTTCAGAGAGTTCCATTTTATTTATTCATTTTTCTGTTGTACGCTTCAACACTACCGTGTTTGCTTATGATCTTTTGAGTTTTTCTTACTTCAAGTTGTTTCTTGGTAGGTTTTCCTTCAACATAATACTTACCAGTACCAGACTCAGGAGTTGCTTCTTCATAATTCATTCTTTCCCTCCAAGAATAATTTTCTTTTTTGACCTTCTTTCTTGAAGGTTCATCGTAGTCAGTTTTACCGTGTTTCTTTGTACCCGCTAAACCTTGACCTTGATTATGCCAATGAGATCCACCTTGTCTATCATCATCATACATACTAACTTTGCCCATCGGTCTATTGACGTGACCTTTATCCTTCTTGACACCTCTCTTCGCTCTGTGAAGTTCGTGACGAATAGGACGGTGATACTTGTCACCGTAAGTATCTTCTCCACCATAACTACGTGCTGATCTATCTTTTACTTTAGTCGCTCTGTCTTTTCCCTTATCTCCCTTTGGAGTTTCAGAAATAACAAATTTGGATGACTTAATTAATTCTTCTGCTTTAACACAAGATCCTTTCTCACCACGTGCTTTACCTGGAACTTTCTTATAACCATCCCAACATTTATCATAGATCTTATCTGACTTAGGAGTCTTTCCTTCCTCTACAGAACTAGGTGTGGTATCTTCGTGTTCGATTACCTTTCCATTTTCATCTTTTTGATGATGCTCTACAAACTTAACAGGCATTGATACAGTTCCTTTTCCTGGAACATACTTTGTAGTTCTAGGATTCTTAGGATCATCTGACTTGAAGTCTTTATGAATCTTAGCATATTCCTTCTTAGTCATCTTGAGTTCTTCATTATAATTATCAACTGCTTCTTTTACCCTATGCAATACTCCCTCACCTCTGAGTTGTGCAGCAGGGGTTTTCATCTTACTGAATCTTTCTTTCTCTTTTGCAGTAGATATGGTGCTAACAATCTTTGAAGACCTATCTTGTGCCTTAGAACCCTCTTTACTATCAAGTCCTTTGCTGAGTGCTTCACGACTTAGATTACCTGCTTTACGATACATCTTTGTTGTAGGAAGGGGTTTCTTTTCTTCATATACAGCAGCGTATGCTTCTGCCATCTTAGCACCTGCTTTTGCCATACCACCTACTCTTTTTTTAATTTGTTTATCTTTTATTTTTTTAACATCAGGGTTATCGCCTTTGTATTTCATATGTCCTTCAACTTCTTTTGATGCTTTAGCAACATAACCACCTAGAGTTTTGTTACTCAACTCATCAAGATGCTCAACCTCTTCTTTAGCAGTCTTTGCTGCTTTCTTGAAAGCATCTTTTGCAGGATAGTCTTCGTCACCAGGTTTTGCAGGTGATTCACCTCTTGCTCTCTTAGCGTGGATGTTAGCATAAAGACCTGCCTTCTCCTCTATATGTTCTACCTCTTCTGTCTTAGCAGATGCTTCTGATGGTTTTGCTTTTATAGTTTTCTGATTCTCGCACTGTGGATCTACAGTAGTCTCCTTTTCCTTAACAGTATCAATCTTTGGAGAAGCATCACTTGGTTTCATATTAAGTGTCGCTGCGTTTGCTGTCTCTACAAAAATCTGTGCTATTTCTTTTTGTGCAGTACTGTGTGTATGCACATCGATATACTCACTAGGGTTATCGGTGTTATGATTAGCATACTCTACGACATATCTGACACGTTGTACGTCTGAAGGACTATACTTCAATAGTTTTGTCGCTGTTTTAAGGTCCATTTGATTAATTATCCTATGATATTATTTAGACTTTCGGAAGTCGCTAAATTTCTTTATGCTTTGCCCAGGAGTCATTGCCTGTACTGCTTGTCTATAGGTATCGGTTCCTATTTTCCAGTCGTTTCCTGACCCATCATCAGCAGAATGATGTTTCTCTTTTACCTCATTTAGTGAGGTTAACCAACAACGGAATCTCCATCCGTTACCGTCTTCAAATATTGCATAGTTAGTTCCACGATGAACAATCTTACCTTGAACACCAGTGTCTAGGTGCTCAACTACTGTTCCAATATCAAAAATACTTTTTTGAACGTATGCTTCTCTTAAGTTTTGTAGATCTAACTTAGGAGCGATCTGCCAGAGTTCTTTAATCTCTACGTCCTCTTTCTCTTGGATACCCATACCTTTACGTACCGCATCCATAAGTCTTTTTGCTACTCCCTCATCTTTTCCAGGGATACCTTTAGCAAAATCTTCTAGGTTTCCTTCAGCAGCAAATGCACGCATCTTAGATGCAGACATACCTTCAACACCTTCAGCATCAGGATCTCTTTGTCCACCAGATACTACCTTGAGTTCTTCAAAGTTGTATGCTTGACCATTATATTTTTGTAGGAGGTCATTAAATTCTGCTACCCTATCACTACCAACAACCATTGTTACTGAACTGTAACCCTCTTCATTGATAGAAGACAATACATTAAAAATGTTTCCTTTATCAGGATCATTTTGTATTGCATTTGCGTGGTCGGGGAACATCTGTTTAAGATAGTTTATCTTCTCCGCAGGTTCCAACGGATTTTTCTTTGCATCAACAGTACGTGATGGATAAATCCTGTATTCTCCTCCTTGAGAAGACTCCGCAACTTTGGATAAAAGTTTTTCGTGACCCACAGTAGGAGGATTGAACCTCCCAAAAGTAATTGCAATGTTTCCAAGATCTGTTACCGATGAATTACCTTCATTTTCAGCAGCACCTTCTTCAGCACCCGCTTGTGCTTGTTCTGCTTCATCACGAGAAACTGTAACAAGTCTCTCACCACCTTCTGATTTTGCCACAATGTTACCTGTGCGATCAGCATAGTAACCGTGACCAACGTGTTGGAGACCTCGTTTCGCTGCTGCTTCTCCTGCAACAGTACGTGCTTCTGATAGGAATTGCTTGAATTTCATAATACTATTTATCAACCCCAGTTCTTTTCTATATTAAAGTTAGTTTTACTAAACTCTAGTCTGTCAACTAACTTTATAGCAGAACCAGATTTAATTGCTACAAAACCTTCTGGTGCTGTAACACGATAACCATTGTCAGTTTTGATGTAAGTACCAATAGTATTTACTTTTGATAACTGACGAACAATATACATCTTACATTCAGTTAAATTCATATAAGATGCTACTGTCATATATATCGGTCGTGCATTAGTTTTAATAAACTTTAGACCATCTAGTTGTATCTGCTTATATTTAGTCTTTGTCGCTTCTGTTTTCTTAGTATCAATTTCTTTTTGCAATGTTGCTTTATAAAATTTCTCAAAAGCATTAGATACATCTGCTGTACTAGAAAACTTCACACCCTTTTTAATATAACTGTTAAAGAATAATTTAAAGACTTCTGATAGTAAAAACTTACCACTACCTGTCTGTCCTAGAACATCTAAGAACTGTGATGCTTGTTTGAGAGAACCCTCTGCACGGTTTGTTGCTGAGATAAACTTAGATAATGTAGTTCTATCAAATGTAGAAGCACCTGTTGCATCTTTAAAGTTAGATGAGAATACTGCTACGTCATTACTTTTCATAGAAGATGTATTAACACCGAAAGATGCTTTCATATCTCTAACTGTGCCATCACCACCGCTATACTTTGTATGGAATACGATACCCATCTTTGCAGTTCTAATTTTCTTACCCATATCACTCTTTACAGGTACAGCATAGGTAATAGTATTAGGTGTAAACACATAACAAGATTCACCATTTACATTTCTAGTAACCACATCATTATAAAAAAGTAAATCACCTTGCAGTACACCTTTGATACCTAACTTAGGTAAATATTCTAAACAAACCTTAAGTTTATCTGCTAGTTGACCTGCATAGTATGTGTCTATATCACTATTGCTTCTACAAATTTTTGGTGTTCCTTTATTAAATACTGCTTTTGTTCCAACAAAAAATTTCCCTGTAGTAGGATGCTGTCCACATACAATAGCAGGTGCACCATCCCATTTGGTAGTGATTCGTATATTGGAATGTGGTTCTGTTAACATAAGACCTAACTCTCTTAGAATCTTGATAGCATTTCTACCACCATTAGACCCACTGTTGAGTATATCGTCTTCTAAATGTTCGAGGTGAGTGTTTTTCATACTATCCTAGTTTAACATCTAATCTGATTACTGGATTATATTGTGTGACACCTTGTAGACTGGCAGGAATCATCTCTTTAGGACCTTGAACACCCTTTCCCAGTTGTCTTGTCTTTGGAAATGTACCTTGTTTCTTTTTAGAAAATCTTGGATTTACTATTGCACAAAACTCGTGTACTAATTTCTTAGTAATTGGTCTCACACCTTTTTCTGTTAGTATATGTGTCGCTATTTGGAGAGGTTTTCCTTTTAATGTCATCTTTCCTGTGATTGATTCTTCTACAAAAGCACATCTAAATTCGTCATAGACTGATCCGACACCATCCTTACCTTTAGTTCCTATAATTTCTATCAACCTTTCTTCTAGTGCTGCTGCATTTGGATTATGTTTGACTAATGAATCAATATCATTACTTGTCATATATTTATTTGGAAAAAATGCTTCCACATCATTAATTACCTTTTGAATATTTGCTAAAGTATTACCATCTGTTTTTGAACCTTTACCTCTAGCAATTTTTTTATATATTCCAGTAAGTGCAGTTACATTAGTCTCTATCATTGAACTACTAAGTTGAAAGGAGTCTCCATATTTCATAGAGCATTGATATAACTTACCACCTTTATAAAAAATTATATCAGATTTACTTCCCGAACCCATCTTCTGAAATGAAGCATAGAATTTTAAACTTTCATTAGTAGATAAAGTCTTTGCAAGTTTATCTATTACTTTTACAGAGTCTTTTTGTACTGTACTGTCTGATTTATTCCAGTTTGTTTGAGCATCTTCTTTAGTTGATAGTTGTGTACTAGACAAAACTTCTGGATTAGTAAGACGACTGTATGCAGTATGTAATACGCACCATTCAAACTGCGTTCCTTTATCTTGTGCCATCGACCTTTTTTACTATTTAGAAGGTACCTGCTTTTTTATATAAATTCATAGCAAAACAACGTCTTCCTGCTGACGTAACTGGCACTTCGTGTTGCATCTTTGCATCAAATATTAATAGTTGTCTTGCTGTCACATAGTATGGATTACGTCCATCAAATATTATAGGTGATGCACCATCATCTATTTTTAAATATCCAACAGCAGCAAAATCAGCAGGAAAATGACAGTGTGGTTTCACATAGTCTCCCTGTTTATAATCTGCACCCCATATATCTTTAGCAAAATATTCTACATCTGTGGTTCCATCATTCAATCCACCATAAACTCTGCCACCTGCATTGTATATCAGGTTAGCAATCATTTTACAGCACAAATTGACATATGATTCGCACTTAGGCATTTTCATATCCCAATCAGTTTGACGTGCTACAACATTAGATGCTTCTGGTGATGGTTTATCTAACTTTAACCAATCATCAATAACAGTGTTTGCTTCTTCAATACATTCATCTGGTAGTATAAACTCAAATACTGGTTGTCCACTACCGACATAAACTGTCATCTTAGTTCATTAACTTTCTCTACTATTTTATCTATAATGTCAATATCTATTCCTAAAAATGGTGGAATAATACCTAGTAGACGTAGTGTTCCATCTAAAAATAATGCTAGGCAAGTAAATCCTAATATCATACTTATGACAGTAGCATCTCTGTTATGCTTACGCATAGATTCTTCATCTATTTTCTTCGCTTGTTCTAATGTCTGTTGAAGTAAAAATTTAACTTCTTCCTTAGTATAAAAACTTCCTAATCCTGGAAGTTTTATACTTGGTTTCATATCTGAGAATGGAAAATTAGTCATTTCCTTTTCCTGTTGTGATTTATCTGTCACCTTCCTTTCGTTCCTCTGAACGTTTTATAGAGAACTCTCCCTCTGGATAGCGAGATGCAAGTTTCACTGTATTACGGAAGATTACCTCTGCAAGACGTTCATCCAATGCCATTGCTGCTTGTGCACAATACCACATTACGTCTCCGAGTTCTGTAACAAGGTGGTCTTTAACATCATCGTTCCAAGGTTTACCTTGAAATTTGATTTTTTTGACAAGTTCCATAAACTCTCCCGCTTCAGCAACCATTCCTGATGCTGCGGTATCGAGTCTTTCTATTTTACACCCTTCTTTATGTAGTTCCTCGTACCTTTCTATTAGAGAATCATAACTCTTACTTGCATCAGATGTTACCAAATCAACGAACTCTGTGTACTTATCAAGATCTATGTCAAATTTCTCTGCTGTTTTTTGTCCCTTTCTTTTTTTCGCTTCTGGTGATGCGAACCCCTTAAAATCTTGTGATTGTGTAAAATCTTGAGGCATTGGGTCTGGTGTAGAAGTCATACTTTAAAATCAGTAAATAATGTTGGTTGAATTTTAGGTGTGTCCTCACCATTGTGACCAGGATCTATAATATTCTCCTGCTGATCACAATCATACAGTCTCATCTTCCCTCTGTCAATACCCACAACAAATCTTTTGTTCATTGTCGGATCATTGTATCTATTTTTTAACTGCTTGATCATTATTTGACCGTTTGCTTCCAAGTCTTCACTAGAGATAAGAGCAAACATAAAGTCAGCAGTTGCAGGAAGACCAAAAGATTCAGAAGTGTCGGTAAGTTCCACGTCTGAATTACCGTAACCTGATCTAGTAGTTTGAGTAGCACTAATGATAGGAAGGTTGCACTCAGCAGCAAGACCACGGAGTTCTTCAGCGATTGCTTTAACATAGGTATAAGAATTAACTATTGCCCCCTTATATCTAGCAGATGCACAGATGTTTAAATAATCTACAAACACTACGTCAGGAGTAAAAGACTTTTTAATTGCTAACTCTTGTAGTAGAGATTTGAAATGACCTACGTGTGCTGCTGCTGTTGGATATTCTTTTACAATAAGACGACCTTGAGTTTTATCTGCAACCTTTGTCAACTTATTATCGTACATAACTTTAGGCAATGTTTCTAGTTGTTGTACGTTTATATTCAATAAGTTTGCATCAATACGTTCAGCAATTTTTTCCTCTGCCATTTCACAAGTAATATAAAGAACATTATATCCTTGCATTAGATGTGAAGCAGCGGTGTGGCACATAAACAATGACTTACCAACACCAGTTCCTGCCAGTGCGATATTCAATGTCTTCTTACCTAGACCACCCTTTGTAATCTTATTGAGCATAGAAATATCAAAAGGAATTTTCTCTTCCTTTCTATGATAGAAATCAAATCTATCGTCAGCATCATCTATGTAATCGTGTCCAACAGAATTATCAAAACTAACAGCAAGTGCATCAGTAAGTAATGATGGAATAGCATCTCTACTTGCTTTCTTTTCACCGTCAGCAATTTGAATTGACTCTAATAGAGCGTTGTATATTGCACGATCACGACACCACTTTTCTGTAGTGTCTACTAACCATTTAATATCGTGTGCTGTATCTTCAAAATTAGAAATACTATTTTGTATAGTCTTAGATTGTTCATCTGTAAGATCTCTACGGGTTTCTAATTCAATAGTCAATGCTTCCTTAGTTGGAAGACGATCGTACTCAACAAAATATTTTGATGTTTCTTCAAAAAGTATTTTGTTATTAACATCTTCAAAATATTCTCCTTTGAGATGTGGAATTACTCTACGAGTAAACTTTTCTTCAAAGAATAATGATGAGATAATTAAATTCTCAAGATTAGACATAATGTGTGTAAGAACTTACGATAAATTTGTCGTCAGAAATAGTGCGTTTACCTGAGTGTGGGTATAACCATAGAGGAGGGAACATAACTAATCTGCCTTCCTTTGGTTTTATTGTAGGACCGTTTTCAAAAACTGTCTCGCCACCTTCTTCAACATCATTTAGATACCAGAACATTGATAAGAACCTACGAGCAGATGCGTGGTCTCCCACATCAACGTGTTTATCAAAACGATCATCAGTTCCCTTTTCATATTTCTTAACTCTGAATTGTTCAAGAGCAGATTTGACAGGAAAATATGGTCTACAATCTACATCCTCCATATATTTTTGGACATAGTAATGTGATGATTCAATCAAAGCATTCTGTATCATTCCCCACTCAGACCAAGGAGATACATTGAGATTATGCTCATTGTCATCTATTGCCTGTGTGATATTGAATTGACGAAACTTAGGTAGACCTTTCTGATCTACCTCTTCGTGAATCTGACTACCAAATAATCTAATAACGTTTTTGCAAACAGTATTAGGTAATGTGTAGTCATAAACTTGTATGTAATCTCTGAGTTCCACTAACCGTACGCAAATTCTTTTTGTGCTGCTTCATCTAGTTGCTGCATTATTCCTTCGGTGAAGTACTTGTCAGGATCGGCAAGGATAGCAGAAGGATAAACGGAAGATTCACCAACAACAATCCTATTACCCCGTTTTGTGAAGACTCCATACTTTTCACCCAACTCCAGTAATCCGTAATACCTGTCGAGTCCACGTTCGTCATAGAAAAGACGAGTAGTAATTTTAGCATTCTCTTTTGTAAATCTAGATTTCTTTGTTTCACATCTAATGATGTTTCCGATCACTTCTTTACCATCTTTCTCTTTAGACTTAGCGAGATAGATGATAGTCGATGCTGCATATTTAAGACCAGAACCACCGCCCATTTCTTTTGTAGGCACATATGCACCTACTACATCATATGTATGGTTTGTGACAATCATAGGTATGTTCGCTTTACCCAACTTCAAAGTAAGAACACGGAAGATTGCTTTAACAACCTGTGCACGAGTCATATCTCGTGTGTCTTTACCATCAGAAGAGTCTTGTACTTCTTTTGAAGTAGATAACATACCAAGAGAATCAAGAACAAACATTAATGGTTGACGTTCTGCCTCTGGTTGTTCAAGATATTTGTCAACAATTCTTAATGATTGTGTTCTAAATTCTTGAACTGTAGTAACAGGAACTAAAACCATACGATCAGAAGGAATATTCCTAGACTCAATCATATCCTTAGATAATGCAGACTCAGATTCAAAATAAATGCACCCTGCTTCTGGATTACTTGCAAGAAAACTTTTTACCATACTAAGAGTAAAGAAAGTTTTACCTGTACTACTCTCACCTGCAATAGCGGTGATCTTATTGGAAGGTATTCCACCTTTAATACTACCACTTACTAGGGCATTAAAGATGTAACTACCTGTATCTACAAAAGACGCAACGTCTCCTGCTGATACTCCATCTGACACTACACCTGCATACTCGTTTCCGATGTCGCTGATAATGTCTTTAAAAAATGCTGATGTCATACAAAAAGGTCTTCTAAAGTAGCGATTTTTTCTGCCTTCCAGTTGATAGTATCCATAATAACTTGTAAAGGATCAAGAAAACTCTTCTGGAATTGTAGATCAAAATCTATGTATTTGTCAAGTCCAAACTCTTTAGGTAATGTTTGGAAGAATGAAATAACGTTTTCATTAATTTTGTTTGGTCGTCGAAGATAAAGAAACTTTACTTTCTCTCCCTCTTGTATGAGAGGATACTTATGTGTAACTTTGTTTTTCTTCGCGTGGAAATTATATAGTAACGCACCACGTACGTGTATGGGAGTTCCCTTACTATAAATTGTAGCAGGATTTGAGAATTTGCCAACCCCATTACATCCACGAGGGAATGCAATATCTTCTGGTGGCATAGTTTCAAATTTCTTTCTGAAATCTCCTACAAATTCTTGTACATCAGATTCTGTACCATTCATAATAACTTTCAGTGCATCTTTAATTGCTGTCCTACAAGCAGCAGGTGTAGATGATTTAACTGCTTCAATACCCATCATCTTTAGTTTAGGTTCAGAGTATTGAACACCCTCACTATTCCATACATTGAGGATGTATCTTTTCTTAGCAGTCCAGATGCCTTTGTTAGCGATGTTCTCTCGCTTCATAAACATCTTTTGATCGTATGCGTTTACAGTGGTTGCCAACGCTTCATAAGAATTCTGAATATACTTTTCAAATTCCACATCACACACCTTCTCAAGGAACCTGAGAACGCTTTGATCGCTTTTCTCTCTGCCCTTGAATACAGTTTCAACCAGAGAACCCAGATTAAGATAAATGGAATCGGTATCAGAAGCAATAACATAATCAACCTCCTTTGTTTTTAAAATTTTGTTTATGTAAGAGTTCATTTTGTTTTCTATCCAACGGATAGATAACTGTCCAGACAATGTAATTGCTTCAGCATTAGCGATGTTGAAGTATCGGAAGTATTGATTTCCGATAGCACCATAAGCACTATTAAGTTGAATCTTACGTGCCATCTGGATATTATTAAAAGCAGATATGTCTGCTTGTAATTCTTTATCACCTGTCTTTTCATATTCAGACTTGGCAATAAGCATTTTCTTTTTATAGATCGTACGTTCATCGTAGATCTTTTGCATCATCTCAGGTAAGAAACCTTGAATGTCTTTTCTATATTGTGCACCATTAGCAGCAACACAATAGTCACTATCAATATCAATCTCACCATTTAAGATTTTGTCCACAGAGATACTTGGGTATCTAGTGGGAACCAAAGTCTCTGGTGAAATGTTATATTCCATAATGAGATGAGGGTACAGAGAGTTAAGGTCGAAACTAACCACCCAATCATATAACCCAGGTATAGGTTCCTTAACGTACGCACCTGCGTATTTGTCATCTTTCTTACTTTCTTGACGAGGTGGAACACAGATCTTTCTCTCCTTTAGATAGTTGTATATAAGTGTATCCCACATACGAACCTGAGAATACACATCTTCAAAGTTTACCTTGGCATCATATGCCATAGTAACTGCTAGTTCGAGAAGTTTCATTTTCTTCTCTAGTCTGTCAACTAGATCAACGTCTTTAATGTTGTACTCTACAAACTTCTGCCAATGTTCTGTATAGAAGTCTTTAAAGTTTTCAAACTCACTATGATCTAGTTTACCTTCACCAAGTTCTACTGTAGCAATGTGCTCTAGACGATATGACTCTTGATTAGTATATGTAAATTTTCTATAGAGATCAAGATAATCTAAGATACTGACACCTAGTATATCGTAAGCAAGATTCCTACGTCCTTGAATGTAGACCTCTCGCATATTTACTTTATTCCAAGGTGATAATGACTTCTGCCATTTCTCTCCTAGTACACGTTCTAGACGACGACAAATGTAAGGTATATCATACAAGTTACAGTTCCAACCAGTAATAATATCAGGTGTATTAGAACACCACCACTTATGAAAGTCGGCAAGCATTTCCTGTTCTGTCCAGAACACTCGATACTCTGTGTCTACCTTTGCTTCACGAGTTCCCCAAGTAATAAACTTACCAGTAGCAAGATCTTTGATTGTTATACAAAGCATTTCCTCCTGTGATGCTTCTACATCAGGGAATCCATTTTCACAAGCAACCTCAATATCAATAGTAATGATTTTCATATCACTCATATTGAATCTTAGTTGACCTGGATATTTTTCAGAGATCCATTGATATACAAAACGTTCATAACCGTGAACCTCAAAGTTATTAACGTCTTTATATTTTTCAATAAACTCTCTAGCACGACGAGCACCATCCTGTACTACAGGTGACATTTTCTCACCTGTTAGTGACTTCCATTTACCTTTAGGTGAAGGAACAAATAATGTAGGTTTGATAATCTCTTTAAACGATACTGGATCACCATTTTCATATCCTCTACAAAGGATAGAGTCACCTAGTAAAGTTACGTTAGAGTATAATCTGCTCACAATGCTTTCTTGTAATTAGTTATTGCGTCTTTGGATGGATCTACTATAGTCAAAATTACATCAGATGTCAAGAAGACATCTCTTTGATCTGTATGTTCTGGGAAAGTAGATACTTTATCACCATCAATTTTCATACAACCTGCAATTAAGTATGATGGTTCTTCATCTAATTCAGTAACCTCTCCCATAAGGTAACTAAGACTGTCCCTTAGTATCACCAGTTTGATTGGTGCCATTGTCTGCCTCCGTTAGTTTTTCCCATTTAGATAATAACTCTGGGTGTGGATTGTAAATTGTTTGAACCTGACTTAACTGTACTAGACAACGTTTGTCTGCTGACATAGGTATCCAAGGAAATAGTTGTAGATCTAAGTCATTGATTTTTTGTGGTTCATCAGAAGTTCCTGATTCAAAAAGCATTTCCGCTGTTGCTTCTACTATAACCTGATAAGGGTTAGTAAGAAAGTATCCAATAGGAGAATATACTTCTTTATTAGGATACGCTTCTTGAACATCAGCGATTATATCTTCCCCGTTGGCGACTCTTACGATCTTGACGGTCATACTCTTTCTCCATAAGTTGTTGGTAAACACCTTTGACAAGTTCGCCAAAGGCACGACGTGATGAAATATTTCTTTCGTCCGCTAAGAGACGAACGTAGTAAAGAAAATCCTCGACATCAGATGTAGGGATGTCCATATTGACATTCTCCTTCTCTTTAATATGCCGAGGTGTGCAATTCACATAGTAGTTCATAAATTTAGTTGAATAAAAAAGAGACCCGATGGGTGGGTCTCTTCAGTTGTGTATTATGTATAAAGGTTTAGAAAGTGTACTTTGTACCTAACTTAACACCGTATGCGTTATCAGCAGCATCTGCTGTCTGTAGTGAAAACTCTCCATACACTCCAACTGCTTCGGTTACGTCAACAGAACCACCAAGGTATCCAATGAAGTCTGTTGAAGACTCACCACCGTCAGGTGCAGTTGTGATAGGACCACCAGAAACATACCAGTTGTCTCCTTCATATCCGACTTGTAATTCTGTTGTTGTGCCTGTGTAGTCACTACCTGTTAAAGATGAGTTTACTTCTACGTTGACATAAGGACCTGCTAGTACAGGTGCTGAGAGTGCAGAGACAGATGCTACTGCTAATAGTGATTTAATCATTTTTGTTTTTATTTTCTCGCAAGGAGAACCCCTGCGGATGTTAGACTACCTCGACATAGGTGTCTTTTGAATCTACGCAGGGGCACGATCTTTCGATCCCTTTGTATAATTATATAGTATATCTTAATACACTAACATTGTCAAGTGTCCTTAATTTAGGATATATCAAAGACTTTTCTCTTCTGATGTTCTGGTACAATCTTGTTCAAATTTATTGATAGAAGACCGTTCTTGTATTGAACTTCTCCAATCTCTACATCATCAGCAAGGTTAAAAGTCTGAGTAAATTCTCTAGATGCGAGTCCACGATGCACGTGTGTGCGTGGTTCTTCATCTTCTTTACTTTTTTTAGATGCAATAGTTAGAACGTTTTGTTCTGTAGATACTTCTATGTCATCTTTATCCCATCCTGCAAGTGCCATCTCAATCTCCCAGTTTTCTTCTGAGTTTTTGATGATGTTATATGGTGGATAGGATCTGTTAGATCCGTTTGTGACATCCAATCTCTTAAGAGTTGGTCCTAATCCGATGCTTGTTTTCTCTATAGCATCCATTAGAAAGTCAAGGTCATTTGCTGTGTACCTAGATAGCGTACCCATAATAGTTCTCCTTTTTAAGCGAGTGTGAATAGTGTCCCTGTAAGGCGACAATACTATTTAACACTATATGTATTGCTATGACTAGGAGGATAACCATAAGTAAATATACGGGTGTCACGAAACCATTCATTTGTCTAAATAGAGCCAGTATAGTCTCTAAATTTAAAGACAATGAAGAAACTCGCTTTCGTTATTGTTATGGGAATATTGGGTGCACCTCTATCAGCGAGGGCAGATTTAACGCATAAAATTCAATCTAGTATCCAGTTAAATGTGAATGCAGCAGCGACTCAAGTAAGTCGTACTCCAAACGTTTACAGTGTATCAGGTAACAACGTTACAACAACTGCTACAGATTCTAATGGTGCATCATACAACACCATAGGTGCTATGACAATCACCGCATCTACAGGGGTCGGAGCAATACCTTCTATCGGTGCAGTTCAGGCAACAGCAGGGGAAAGTTGGTCCTTTACTCAATCTTGGAATCAAGGTGATGCCATATCAACAACGTTGACCACAGGTGCAGTATCAGCGTTCGGTGATCAGACATCCACAGCAGCAGGTACAGCAGGAGATCTTGCAGGTACTATTGATTCTTCTGGTACAGTTACACTAACAGCAGGTGGAGCAGGTACAAGTGCCCTAGGACAATTCACTACCGAATTATCGCTACAATAAGTAACTATATAATATGAAACGTGTATGGTACATATGTGGCATTGCAACGTTGACTATGGGCGTAAACCCAGTCATAGCAGTGCCTGTGGTGCCAAATTTTTCTCAGGGTAGTATGACTTCCCACACGGAAACGACTTCCACCGTGACGGAGACCATAAATTCTATGGATTATGCGACAGGGTGGCAATATTCGGTCAGTGGTACAAACATATCACAAGATGGAACAACCATATCACCCGCTATAGGGAATGGTTCATCTAATACTATTAATGGAGTGACTTCGCAATGGCAAGACTTAGACCACGCAAACAAACCAAACTACACGATAACAACTCCAGGAGCAGCGTTCCAGTTCACGGAGACGTATCGTGCCCCAGGTCTGATAAATCATACAGTAATACAAAGAGAAACAACCATAACTTCGGTCACAGATACGCAAAGTATATTTCAACAATAATAGCAACAGTTCTCACTGCTAACGCTCTACCTATGCGTGCAGAGACAGTTGGTGGTGTGTCAGCAACAGCATCGCCAATAGCAAACAGTTCTGGAAGTGTCACAAATCAAGCTATACAGGTTTTGCAGGGTCCGTATATAACTAACACTTATGGAAATGGCATACAATGTCAAGGTCCAACGTTAAACTTCACACCGTATGTTACAGGGAGTACATCTCTACAACGTCCCTACGAAGATATATGGTTTGATCAAGTGTATGATATGCGTGACTTGACTGGTACTACAGATGCAAATGGAAATCCCACAGGAGATGGTGCACCAGATAATCCAGGGCAAGTGTTATATGAAATGCCAGTAAGAACAGGTCAGAAAGATAATCATTCTATATCAATAGGTTTTAGTGCAACGTGGTCTAAACCATTAGACAAGACACTACAAGACCAGTGTAAGGAAGCAGTAGCAACTCAAATAGCATATTCACAACAACTCACTGCTAATAAAAGATTAGACTTTGAGATCGCGAGATTAAAAAATTGTGGTGAACTGATGAAGGCAGGAATAATGTTCCATAAAGACTCACCATACTATGCTGTATGTGCCGATGTGGTTCTAGTAAACCCACCTGGAGTTCTTCCAAACCACTCTCATACAATACCTAGTACAGACGCTTCTCTATTAAAAGAAGTATCTATTGGTAATAATTAATATTTTCTTTTCTTAGGAATTTTGAAGGGAGGTAGTCCTTTCTTTTCACGATATTTATTACACTGTATCTCATTACGACTTAACTTAGGTGGTTCTTTACCGAACTTCTTCTGTATGGTAGTAGTGAGTTTTTTAATGACTGGTTTTATAACTCTCAATAATAATGGTGTCGCAGCAGCAGATGCTGTAGCAACCACTGCTATCGCTGCTGTCACAGATACTTGATTTGTAGATGGTAAAAATTTTTCGACTACTGTAGTTTCTTCATACAATACTACACATTGACCTTCTCGTATCTCGTGACCTATAACTCTTTCTTCTCCATTCTGAGTTAGATCACCAACTCTAGGTTGATTAGGTGCAGGGCATTCTATTTTTTCATCTGTAGGAGGTATGTTTGGTGGTGTTACTTCTGGTGTTTCTATTTCTGGAGGTGGTGCTATATCTGGAACCACAGTCTCCTGTTCAAATATTAATTCATCTTCTCTATAATCTATAGTCTCAAAAGATGGTACTCCTCCATCACAATATGTGATAGTTTTATCAGGATCATCCTCAGCAAGATTTTTATTTTTTTGATTATTGAGTTCGTGTGCTTTAACGCAACCTGGAATATTGACAACAGGAGTTCCGATGTCAACTGTTACAGGAACGCTAGGACCAAACGACCACGCGGGTTTTCCAACCCACGGTGGTACATTTACAGCATTTGTGTTTGGTATGTAGAGATCCGAAATAATAATATTTGGGATTTCTTCCATTACATTCCTTTAGGTAGGTTAGGTCCAGTAGGTAAGACAGGTCCAGTTACGTCAGGTATAGCATTCATAATACCACCACCGATGTCAGGCATAACTGCTTCCATCACTTTACCTTTGATGTTTTCGATAATCGCATCCTTGCGTATGAATACATACCCAACAGTACCAACAACGGTGAGAGAGATAACACCACTTGCAATAGCGATTCCATTAATGATCTTTTGCATTGTAATTAATTTCAAAATTGTTTAAACCCTTCACTTCTGAAGGTGAACTATTTATCACTCCAAACTGTTCACGTTCTTCAGCATCCCAGTCTTCTTGAATCTGTTCTACCTGTCTATCTACGTCATCCATTGTGTTCTCTATCTTCTGCTCTATCCATTCTTCTTTAAGATATGCTACAAGACCTAGTAAAAGATGATTGATAGGAAACCTTTGTTTCTTTGCCCATCTTTCCATCTTGGCATACCAAGGATCTACTCCTTTCCCAAATTGTTTTTCAAATTTAAGTAACGTCTTTTTCTTTTCCATCTCGGTAAATAAAATACTACGAAAGAACCAATCCAAAAAATTGCTAGTACTGATATGTGTAGTAGTCTGTTAGAGTTTACTATTAGACCAAGTGTTACAAGTCCAATCCAAGTGTAATCTAACGTACCGTGAAGACGATACCACACATTCTCTCCTAATTTGTTAATGACTCTTTCTCTTTGTTTTGCAAACCACGGTGACACGTGACGCATCATAACGAATCCTTCGTTAAAGAACATAACAAAAAAACCTATCCAGAATATCATTTTGTTTTATCTATTAATTCAGATTCATCGATTGCTTCTCGAATGATTCTCTTTAATTGTTTTGCTTGCTTCTTATTAATAGATCCAAGTGATGTATCTATCTTTACCTTTACCCAGTAAAGACCTATAAGAACAAGTGTAAAAGGAACTGCATCTGCCCAAGAGATTTCGTTCCACGCTTCTACTACGTTTAATACTGAAAACATAATTTAATCCTAACAATTTTTATTTAGGTCTTCTGCCATATTACCACCAATCTCTGCACCTTGATCGCCACCAAACATCGCTACCCAACCTGCTGCAACCCAACCAACAAAGGGAATACTACTGAGAGTAGGAGCAGCACTAGCACCAATGCTTGTACCAACCAGTCTTCCAGTTCCTTTTGCAGCACCAACCGCTTCGATACACGCTTCTGATTTATCACTAGCAGTAGGGTTGTCTTGTTTATTAACACTACCACTTATATGTGTATCACCTTCCATTGTGAATTGTTCTGCTATATCTTTAGTATTATTTGCCAATCCTAAGAATCCTGCCTTCTCTTTAATTGTAGAAGTCTTATACATTATCTTTGGATCATTTGCTCTATAAGAAATCTTATAACCTTCTTTACTTACTTCTGCGTGATAAGAAGTATAGTTTCCTACTGGTATATTGATATTAGGAAATCCATTTCCTTGTCGTCTTGCAATCATACCAATCATTCCTATGTGGGATACACCCAACAGAACACCTAGACCTAGACTAAACCACTTCATTTTGAATCAGGAGTAATTTTTATAGGTGCTGACTCTATTCTTATAGTCTGTGCAGGAGCAGTCTCTGATGCCTTGGCAATAAGAAACTCCATATCTTTTTTAGATATGTTTGCATCTCCACTACCATCACCTTTCTTTTTCTTACCCCCAGTCTGGACACCGAAAGTTGCCAAAGTTCCTGTAAACACTGAAGCTATGAAAGTTGGATCAATCTTTTCTCCTGCATCATAACCTGGTATTTTAACGTAGTTCAAAGTTAAAATTCCTGCTGACCACACGAGAACGATCACTCTTATCAGTGTCGCTAAGTACATTAGTTGCTCTTCTTTGTCTTCTGCAACTTCTTTAAGTTTACCTATAGGACCTTTAGGTTTTTCTTTTACTTCTGCCATTACAATCTAGGGTGACTAACCCTATTTAGACACCAAAAATTTTCTAGTTTTCTTTAGATGTTTCCACTCAGTCCTTATTCTTTCGTATGCAACTTCCTGTGTTATCTTACCTGACATTTCCATTGCACACACATACTCAATCCTCTTAGCAAAATCTCTTACTATCTCTCCTAGTTCATCTGTTTCGTACAATTAAGATTCCTCCGTAGTTTTCTTTTTACCGATATTATACTTAGATTCTAAGATCCACTCCTTTTTATCTCTAAAAGAAATAACCTTGATTTGATTTAAAGGTGCAATATCTTCGATTCTATTCTCATCTACCATTACAACTAAACCCCAATCAGACAACAGTTTTGTAATACGATTCCTACGTTGTACATCATTAGTTGTTAGATTAGAATGCTTACCATCTAAAGCAAATAGTTCTTTGAAGTGAACAATATAATACTTACCTTTCTTATGCAATATATGGCAAGACTGAAATAGTTTTTTCTCTTTACGAGAAGCAACTCCAATTCTTGTTAGTGTCTCTCTTACCTTGAGGAAATCATCAGGTTGACGTAAAGTCACCTCTACCATTTGCTCAGGACTCCACGAGATTTCTACGTTCTCGTCAGTCATCTTCTGCCTCCTGTATCCATTTTAAGTTTAATCAAATCAATTTGATCCTTTGTTAGAATCCTCAACGCATCCTTGGTTTTTTCATCAGAGTATTTAAAGAAACTCTTTACAAGTTCAAAGTCTTTTATTTTCTCCTTTCTTTCCCAAGGTGAGAAACGTCGTTTCTTCCTAAGGCTATTTAGATAAAAGGAATATTGTAGATCTTTATCTAAGTTAAAGTGTGCATTCATTTCATTAGCATATAGAACCGTATCTATAAAACCGCTAAGACATTTGTTTACAATGAATGGAGGATAGTTCTTATCCCAGTCACCTTCACGTTCTAATAAATTTTCTTTAGTGTGATTAATACTATTCAAATAATCCTTTAAAGGATAGTCGTCACGTTTGCTCATAATATATCTCCGAGAGAGAATGAATCTGTTGGATGTGTTTGGAAGACAAGACTATATCGTCTGGGAAAAGCATCCCTTACAGGAGGTCTTGCCATATGTGGAATGATAGATTGAAACTTAATCATTCTACCTGGTCTAGGAAGAACTGACTTTATAATCTCATCTGTTTCATTATCTATAAAGAGTGTTTCTCCTCCCATAGTAATGTTCCAATCAGGATTGACATATATCAGATATGTTACACCCTGTTCTACTTGAGAGTCAACGTGAGGTTTAGGACAGTCTTCGTGTCTAAAACAATTATACAAACATTTCTTTACTGGTACATCTATAAGATCTAAAAACTTATTACCTATTGGTTCAAAGTTTGGATAATCAAACGACTTACCTAAAGTATATGCGTGTTGGTTCTCAGGAGAATCTGCTAGGTGATCCCAGTTGTTATAGGAATCAAGATAGTAGTATGCTTCATTTACTAAACGTCTCGGAAAAAAATCATCTATAACCTCAATCAACGAATAACTCCTCCAATGGTGATTTTATACTATAGTTAGTAATTAAAAGTTCCTTCTTTCTAGTATTGTCTTCTCTGTGTTGCATTCCATACGTAATAGAATATTTTTCTATATTATAACTTTTGAATAGTTCTTCAATGTTTTCATTGATGTTATATGTGATCATCCATTTGTTAGTTGTCTCTGCACAATTATATGCAAACTGTCTATGGTCAAAACCTTTGTGCATTGTTCCACCTTTACCACCATATAAGAAATCTTTTATATCATATGGAGGATCTAAGAAAAGAAAAGCATCACCACCAAAACAAGAATTATAATCTAAGTTAGTTATCTTCCAATCTTGAATCAGTTCACCATAGTAAGGTAAGTTCTTAATACCTTTCTTAGTAAAATTTTGTACTGATGCCTGTGGTGAGAATGATGAGTTCTCTGTTAGACCTGAGTAAGAACATTTATTCATTACCCAGAAGTAAACAGCAGACAAAAATATATCAGAATCATTAACTCTAGTTTTTGCTGCGTGATATAGTTCTCTTGCTTTCTCAGGAGTATCGTGATTCATCTTCAATCCCATTAGGGCATCAGATAAAGTATCATAATCTTCTTGTAAGATAGTCCAGAAATTATACAAAGGAACGTATAAGTCATTTACCCATACAGGTATATCTCTATATCTTTTTGTAAATTCTATAGCAGTAGAACCACCACCAAGAAAAGGTTCTCGATATTCTGTCATACGTGGCATCTTGTCCACGAGCATTGGTGCTACTCTTGACTTTCCACCAGGATACCTAAGAGGAGTCTTCAATGATTTCATTATGAATTTAATCTTGTTATTATATTACCACTAACTGACACTCTTTGTCCAGTAGATTTGTAGGGATACACATAATGTTTTAACCAAGCAGGAAAAATATAAATGTCACCTACCTGTGGTTTGATTGGACCATACTGACACCTTGCGTGTGGTAACTGTTCTCCATAGTTAAACACGATCGAACCTGCTATCTCTGGTTCATCATACATTCCAGGTGGAATATCTACATAAACTACAAAACTAAATTCACCTGCGTGATTATGTACAGGTTGCCAATCATCTGCACGTTGAAAGTTTACCCATATAGGTTCTATATCAATATAATTTTGATTAGTATATGTGCCAATGTGTTTACGCAATTCATCTAAATCACGTTTACTTGGATAGATATAAAATTGTTCTTCTAGTTGACCTGCTAATATACCAGACGCATCTTGTGATGGTTCTGCATCAAAAGCATATCTTAGTAAGTCTAGTCTTACATCTTCATCTATTCTACCGTGATAAATTTTAGGACCGAAAGGAGTTAAGATCATTAGTTTACTTTTAGGTTTACCATATTCTGTCCATAAGGACCAAAGTTAATACCACCATCAGGTAGAGCATTCCAAGCAATAACAGCACGTGGTTCTGGACCGTGATGTGGTACAGACCAATGAATCATCCAACTTGGCCAGATCAATAGTTGACCTACAGTTGGTTCTATCGCTACAGCATTCTCATATGTTCCACTTATTATCTCTAGTTGATTCATCGTACGTGGTGTCAGAGGGTCCTGGAAGACCGTAGGAGACCCTTCTGTGAGGTAATAGATACCAGACAGGTATGAAAACGGATGTCTATGTGCTTGATGACAACCACCGCTATCAGGTCCACTTACATTTCCCCAAGACATACAGACCTTGAAGTCACCTTCAAACTGTAATTGTTCTTCAGTTTTTATATCATTCAAACATTTTTCAAACCATTTATGTATGTCCTTAAATTCTTCTCTCTCAAATAAATCACCTTTAGTAGTCTCTACAGTATTAGGAATATTAAATAACCCACGTTCACATTCCATAAGGGTCTGTAAAGTAGGTTCTACTAAATCTTTATTATCAAATGAATAAAACTTAACTGGGAAGAATTCGTGTGTGTCCATAATAATTAATGTTCAAGATAGTTCTTGAAGAATGTTTTCTAGGTGCATTACCAGAGTGATACATACGACCATCAAAGATTACATACTTTCCTTTCTCAGGATCTATGTATTGTTTAGGTCTGACGTTCTCTGGATTTTCACCATACCGTTCTTTATATATCGTAGTTGGACCATCGCTATTATCACAATAGTAAATCATAACCCAATGTCCAAACGGTGCGTCAACGTGTGGTTGTGTAGGTGGCACTTTATTCTTCATAGTCTTTGCTGCACGTACACGAATTAACTCACCAAAATCTCCGTCAACATTTTTTACCATCCACTTCCAAAATTTATCAAACACAATATCATATGCGTTTGACTTTATCTGATTGTCAGTAACAATAGTGTGTGCAAAGTATGGATGTTCTTCATAACCATCTAACTGTAATACTTCAGCAGTGCCATTATAAAATGAGGTCTGCTCTTGATAAAACCACGGAAAGGTATTATCTCTGCACAAGACCTCATACATAAAATCTGATATGTCTCTTGGAATATATCCTACTTGTATTGACATTGCATCATCATTTCGGTTAGGAACGCAACTAAGTTAATCTCTTGATCTGCAACAAATGCAGTTTTGTATTGATAGTCAGCAATAATTAGAACTGCCTGTGGAATACTTTGTGGTTGTAAATGATCATACAGAGAATCATAGATAGTTCTCATAATAGAATTAGGATCGTTATCTAAGTTAGATACAACCCACTTACGCATCTTAGTAAACTCTTTTGTTTTTAAATAAGATACTAGATCATTTAGATTAGTTGATTGCTGTACAGCAAGAACACCTGTATCAATTTGTCCAATAGAAGAATATCTTTGTAGTTCATTAAGTGTTCTTCTAAAGTCAGGAAAATATTTCTGTACTAAAGCAGCAACAACTTTAGGTTCATAACCTACGTGCTCTTTATCTAGTATAGTTTTTATGCTAGTAAAAAATCCTGCTGCTATAGTTGCTTTCTCTTTACCTGTGATTGAGAAATCAATTACACTACATCTTGAATGTAATGGTTCTATAATTTTATTCTTATAGTTACAAGTAAAAATAAATCTACAATTACTACTAAACTCTTCTATAGATGCTCTAAGTAAAAGTTGAACATCGTGAGTAGTATTATCTGCTTCATCAATAATAATTACTTTATGTTTTGCAGAAGATGCTAGAGACATAGTAGATGCAAAATTCTTTGCATTGTTTCTAACAGTGTCTAAGAATCTACCTTCATCAGATCCATTGATTACATAATAGTCTGCACCAATCTGTTCACACATTGCTTTAGCAACAGTGGTCTTTCCAATCCCAGGAGGACCTGATAGTAATAGATTAGGTAGTTCTCCTTTTTCTACAAACTTATTTAAAACATCTTTTATATTTTCTGGAAGAATACACTCATCAATAGTTTTGGGTCTGTATTTTTCAACCCATAAAAAATTACTCATTATGAAATCCAAGAAGGTTTGCGTTCTGGTCTACGAAGATAATTATCGCACACCCAAGGTTTAGATGCAATGTATCTTTTGTATGCTGTAAAAGTGTCGATAGTATTATCGTACTTGAACTCATCATACATTGCTCTTACAAAATTTGTAGGTGCAGGACTATCAGGAAATATAATATCAGCACACTCGATAGTGTATTGACAACTGTGTGTCTTACCATAACGATGAGTGTACTCTGCACATAAAGCAAGTCCGTGTTCTATTAACCAACGAAAGTATGTCTGTGCCCATACTGTACAAGGATGATTACGAAATGCACCTTTGTCTGTTTTGTATGGAGCACCATCTAACTTGGGTAGAACACCGAAACCGTGACCCCACTTTTCTGATGCAACAATAGAAAGCATTTGACAAGTTTCTAGTGGCATCTTGACAATGTGTTTGTCAGGTAATACTTGTGCTGACTTTACAGGGTCAGCATCTGTGACAAAAATATTCATTCTTTAGATCTCCATTCTTTTCTCATCCTAACATAGGTGTCGCATTTCGCAACAATATCTCTAATCTTTTTAAATATTTGTGCCGACTTAGCATACTTATTAGTCAGATGATCTGGTTCTTGAGGTTTGACATTCTTATTCTCATCATATTTGTTGCCATCTTTATGATTAGCATAACGTCTTGACCTAGTAAATCCCATCTCTAAAAATTTACGACACATATCCATACCAATAAAATCCTCTTCATCTCTGTAATCGAGATACATCGAGTAAATTTTATTGGATGATGTTACTGCTTCATCAGGAGTTTTGAATCTCCAATGAGCACATATGTCGTTAGTATAAGGGCGAACCAGTAGAACTCCTTGCTCTCCCCTTCCAATACGATAAAGTTCACGAGTTTTCTCGTCTGTAAAGTCAAGAGACTTATAATCGAGTCCATAATCAAATTCTTTCATCTAGTCGAGTGCGTCTAGTTTACCGTGCTTTACAGGTTTGTGATCTTTCATACCACCGTGGTTTCCGTCTCCAGGAAGTTTACCAGTTGCTATGTAAGTAACTGCATCAACTGATCCTTGAAGTCTAGTAAGATCTTGTTCGAGTTTTACATACTCATCATACCACCCTTGCAACTCATCTTTTCTAGCAGTGAGTTGTTTGATACGTTTATCAAATCTTGCCAACAGTTGTTCTGGATTTTCTGTTGGTTTTGGAGTGTCGTGTTTCTTAAGTTTCATTGTGGTTCAAGAGCGATAAAGTATTGCAGATCACGATTTACTGCATCAAATAGAGCACATCTATTATCATAGATTGTAACATTATATTCTTCGGGTTGCAACCTAAGATTCTCTACTTTAAAACAATAGCAAAGATCATCTTCAGTTGTTGTTCCTACTGGCACTTCGTAACTGTTGGATGTCTCATTCTTTTTATCACATACAGTTAATACAAGAGAACCATTCTTAGAATATAAACATAAATCTTGAACTGCATAAACTGATGCTGCACGTAAAAGATTATCTAACACATTAGGTTTAAGAGTAAACTTAACTGTCTTAGTGTCAGGTAGTTTAACTCCATCTTTAGGAGGTTGTACTACGAGTTCTGGGTCGCTGTAGAAGAAGTTTGATTCTGCACCCGATTCATCTTTGATGATAACCTTACTGTCTGAACTGAAATCAAAGATAGGGTTCTCAAACATCGAGAGACCAGAGAGAAATACACCGAGGTCATAAATGGGGACTTGTGTAGGAAAGACTTCTTCGACTTCAGCAGAAGCAAATATGTTTTTGTTAACACTGATCGTACGGATTTTAGAACCAGGATTGATAACAATAGATTTGTTGATCGTCGCAAAATTTTTAAGTGTGTTGAATGTGGATTTAGTTAATTTAACTTGGGTCATTGTTGTCGGACTTATCAGAGAAATGTAATAAGAGTATAGCATAGTGAACGATTTTAACAATGTCCTTCCTTGCTGTTCCCTTGCGGTCGTAACGAGAAGCATACTTTAAAATATTACTTCTACAAAATGCTTCAGCATCACCGACCGATTCTATAATGTCAAGAGTTTGTACTTGTCCATTTGAGTAGTGACCTTCATAGGTCTTTTCAATGTACTTGTAAATTTCTTTGAGGAGTTTGTCCTCTTCATACTTGAACATTATAAAAGGGGGTTTATACCCCCCTAGTATATCAGTCTTCCTTTTGGAAGTCAACATCTATCTTATCATAGAGTTCTAAGAATGCTTGCTTAGTCTCATCATCGAATCTGTTGATGCTGTACTTGATTGCATCTTCTTTCTTGTTGAAGATTGAGTATGCACGCATAATGTGTACAAGTCTACGAGTAGAGATTACTTCATCAATACCTCCATCGTTGAATGTCTTACGGATGACCTGTGCCCAATCACATAGACGAGATACAAAGTCTTTGTCATTGATCTTTAGATCAGTAGCGATCTTAGTAAGAATCTTATTCTCAACAGTAACTGTTGGATACTCTTGCTCTAGTGTGATAGCAAATCTCTCAAGGAATGCTTCATTAAGAACATTGGTGCCGATGAATCTACCATCGTCAGAACCTTTACCTTTGGTATTAGCAGTTGCAAATACATTGAATCCATTAGCAGGTTTTACATACCTACCTAGTTTCTTAAGGAATACACCTTTACCTTCTAGTACAGATTGTAAGCAAAGAATTTTGTTTGATGCTAGGTCAATCTCATCAAGGAGAAGGATAGCACCTCTTTCAAGTGCTTCAATAACTGGACCATTGTGCCATACAGTATCTCCATTGACTAAACGGAAACCACCGATAAGATCATCTTCATCTGTCTCAACTGTGATGTTGACTCTTACAAAGTCTTTCTTGAGTTGAGCACACGCTTGTTCTACACCGAATGTCTTACCGTTACCAGATAGACCAGAGATGAATGTAGGATAGAAAACGTTTGAACTGATAATCTTTTTAAGAGCAGTGAAGTTACCAAAAGGAACATAGTTAGGGTCAACGTCTGGAACAAGTATTTGCTCTGAACGAGGAACAGATTGTACTTGCTGAACAGCAGGTGTAGCAGCAGGTGCTTTGAATGTTTGCTCTAGTTCTTTAACAGATAGGTTCCACTTACCAATAGCAACTTTGTAAGTCTTAAGACGTTTCTTGATTGTTGCTAGTGAACAACGGAACTCATCAGCAGCAGATAGTAGTTCTTTGACAGATACTTCATTGCCGAAGTTTGTTGTTAAGTATGTGACTATATCAGGTGTGGTCACAGGAATTGCAGTTGTAAAAGGCATTAGTTGTCTTGTGTCTATGTATATACAATAGCAATAAAAAACCCCCTTTCAAGGGGGTTGTGTGACACTAATATAATTGGTTATGCAACTGTCTCTATGAATGAGTTGTGCATTTTCTTATTAGACTTTTTGTTCTTGAACATCTTTTTGAATGTCCTAGTAATCTCTGCACGTGAAGAACCTTCCTTGATGTCATCCCATAGTTCTTCTGTATCTGATTGATTGTTAGATGGCATAACGAATAGTTTGTGGTATCCAGTATGTGTGATAGCAACATACTTATCCTTTCTGTATGCTTTCTGTGCTTTTTCCATTGGTTCCTGATCATACTCAAATGTTCTGGAGAAGAAACTGTATCCATCACGTGAACCAAGTAAACGGAACCCAATAATATTGAGAGTAGGATATGTCTCACGTAAGTTCTCAAGGAGAATATTTGTAGTTTTATCAGACCCATCAAACTTCTCATAAGTACGTCCTAGTTTACGATCTCTAAGAGTACAGTTGTAACCCATAGAGTTTGCGTATGGACGATTATTATAAGTATGCTCACCGCTGTAGTAAGCAGAATTTTGACCTTCGCCATCAGTAAGAACACATAGTGTAACTTTGTCTAAGTTTCTGGAAAACTCTTTTACAACAGGTTTCATCAATACAAGTGCTTCATTCAAAGGTGTACCTGATAAACCGAATCCTGGTGCCATTTGATAACTTACAGCAAAACCATTTTTGAAACTGTAGTAACTTCTGTAGTTGTTAGCAGTAGCATTAATGAAAAGGTACTTAAGTGCATCTTCAAAGTTTCTCTTTCTCTGTTTTGAAGATACTACATTGAGTAATGTAAAACCATTCTCAAGAGCAAACTCACCTACAACAGGTTCGTGTAGACTTTTATATCCATAATGATCTGGGTCGTTCTTGATACCATTGACATCCATTCTATAAGATGCAGCATATCCATCATTAGTAAATGCGTAAACATCAAATGGGATGTTGATTTTTTTACAGAACCAACATAGTTGGATAACTTGCTCTACAGTTTCTCTGATGTTATTAGACATAGAACCTGACCAATCTAATAAGAAGATCATACCGTGATTCTTACCTTCTGGAAGAACAGTAACTTTCTTAAAGATGTCATCAGTAAACTTGTATGTGTGTAGTTTAGATGTATCAAGAACACCTGTACGAGAGGTTCTAGCACGAGCATATGATGATGCTGCTTTCTTACACTCAAACTCTTTTACAAGATAGTTTACTTCTTTCTGTGATTTCTTGTAGAAGGTGTTGTACTCATTAACAGTTTGATCATAGGATGCTTGCTTGCCTTCTTCTTTTAATTCATTCTCAGAACTGTAATGCTCTCTGTTTATCTTTAGAAGATAGTCTGCACCAACTGTAAAGTGATCAGGATTTAGTTTCTTTGGTAGTTCAACATATATTGTATCACGACCGAAATGTGGTTCTTCTGTTAGATCTTTAGTTCCTTGAGTAAACGCTTCATCAGTTTGTGATTGGAATGGATCGTAGTCTACACCACCAGAATTACCACCTGATGCTTTACCTTCTTGCACTCCTTTTTGTTGCATCTGCTGTCCTTGATCCCAAGGTTGATTTGGATCAATGATCTCTAGGTCTGGTGTTTGCTCACCTTCACCTAGATTTCCACTACCACCACTTTCTTCTCCTTCTTCTGTTTCAGCAAGTTTCTCTAGTTCTTTTTCCTTTTCAATCTCTTGCATTACTTTGTATATTTCTACTGCTGCTTCTATTGCATCTTCAAATGTTTCTGTTTCACCTACAAGGTCTACAAGATACTCGTGCTCTGGAGCAAAGTCGATAGGAGTAAATGCACCTGACTTGAAGTGAAGATTGATCTTGTCAACTAGATTGATCTCATCTTGATCATCAGGAATCATAAAGAAATCCATAGCATCTAGTTCTCTGTATCCTCTATAAAATGTTTTTGGAAGACCACCATACTTTCTCTTCATCAACTTCTCAATACGTGCATCTTCTGTTACGTTGATGATTGACTTAGGGCAAGGTAAATCATCCCATTGTCTATTAGGTGTGAACAATGCGTGTCCTACTTCGTGTGCTACTAGAAGATCATATACTTCTTCAGTTGCTTTTTCCCAGTTAGGTAATGTAAGGACTCTGCGAGCAACATCGAAAGATGCAGTTTCACAGGTCTTGTGCTCAACAACAAGGTCTTCTGTTGCAAGTAGTTTTGCAAGTGTGCCTTTTACTCCAGTGTTAACAGTCATTTGAATTTGTTTCGTTACACCTATATTAAACGTTCCCTGACTGTTTGGAAACACTTAGTAGACGGTTTATTAATTGTCTACATCTTTTTCTTGCTGCTCTTAGTTTCTGAGGTTTTAGATGTCTCTTCGTCTCCTTCTTCGAGTGATGCTGCCAATTCGGGATTCTTGTACTCATCTTTCTTTTCCAGATCGTTGATTAGTTTATCCAACCACTCGCTGTTATCGGTAAATCTTTCAATCATAGACTAACATAGATGGAAATCTTTCTAATCTATCTAGGTGAGTTAAGGATAACATAAACGAAACGCTCCATCTTTCTTCATCTGAATAGTTATATGTTACCTCGTGGTCCAAGAACCCTGGCCAGATCAGGATGTCTTTCTCTGTAGGTATGTGAAGATGGGTGGAACAATGATAGGGTTGGTGTATCATCATTGCTTCTACTGTAGGTGATGGATTATAAAATTGTATGTTACCTGAGTCTGCTTCTGGAACTGTCACATAGTATGTACCTGCCATATCACAACAAGCGTGGTTGTGTCTGGTTTGATATGATCCTGGTGGATTTATATTAACCCAAGCGTGAGTACATTGTAGTTTATCATCATACTTTGATATTGCTTCATTAAGATATGAACCAAACTCAGGATACTCTAAGTGAATACGATTGTCTGATCTTATTGTAGAATATCCAGTTCCATTAAAAGCATTATCTGGCACACAAAATTCATCCCTTCTACTATGTAGATGTTTCTGGAACTGATGGTGCATTTTAAACTCATCATTTCCTCTGTAATAAGGAGTGTCAAACATTAGTCTTCGTCTTTCGGTAAATAGACCTCTACATATGAATCACATTTAGGACAAGAAAGATTAGTGACTATTGCAATCTCAGGTAAATCATAATCTTCTCCTGAGAAGTCTGCTCCCCAAATCAATTCAGTGCCACAGTGCCAACAGTTCATTCTATCTCCTCACATTTAGAAAAATTGTTTACCTTATCAAATTTAATTGTTTTTTCAAATTTGTCAAGTAGGACTTCACCTTTATGTGAGATAATAAAAGTATTAGCATCTCCAAATCCCTTTAGTATCTTTAATAATTCTTCTGTAGCATAGTTGTCAAGAGAACTATCAAAGACCTCATCTAAGATAAGTAAGTTTGTAGCAATAGAATTTTTCATCTTAGCAACGTGTCTCCAAGTAAAGAGAAGTGATAGATCGATCTTTTGTTTCTCTCCTTCTGAGAAAGAAGCATAGGAAAACTTATCCCTGTAACGTGATTTTATAACTTCATTAAACTCTTCATCTAGAGTAAAGTTAATATAAGTATCCATATTAGATAGGAACTTATTAATGTTTTGATTGATGACAGGTATATACTTAGCAATAATTTTAGACTTGATACCACCATCTTTCAATAAACTACTTACAAGTTTGTAGTCACTTGATAGTCTTGATACTTCTGCACAGGCATCTTCTTTAACATCAAACTCTGCTTGTCTTTGCATAAGAGTTTGTTTCTCTGTAGCAATATTAGGTTTGTCGTGTAAGTTTTTAATCTCTCCTAGTATTCTAGTATTAGTCTTTACAAACCTATCTTGTTTATCTAATAGATGATGTATTTCTCTTTGCATATCTGCATACTTATCTGCTGCTTCTGTAAATGCAACCATCTTAGATCGTACCTTTGCAATCTCTAACTTAAGTTGATCACGTGCTTTGTCTAACTCATTACCTTTAGTTGCAAGATTATTAACTTTTATATTTCTAAGTGACTCATTAATATCTTGAGTACAAGTAGGGCAAGTAGAATGTTCATTAAAGAATTGTATATCTTTTTCTATTCTTTCAATCTTAGTATCTAATTTAGTTTCAATAGTTTTTGCTGATTCCCATTTAGATTCAAGAGCGTTTATATGATTTGTAAAGTCACCTAGTTCTGTCATAGATGTTTGCAACTCTTCAATCTTAGTTTTTATTGCCATCATATTATCTTCATTTTCTTGGAACTGTTCTTCTAATACTTGTATCCTTTCATCGTTAGCACCTGTTAATGCTGCTAGAGTTCTCTTCTGTGCAGTAACTCTTTCTTCTGCTATCTGTAACTCATATTCACAATCTCTTAGAGATTCATTATTATCTCTAACACGTTCCTTTAGTAACAGATTCATATTAGAAAAGATTTGTATGTCTAGTAAATCTTCAATAACTTCTCTTCTATGTGATGCTGTAAGTTGCATAAAAGGAACAAATGTACTACTCCCTAATATAACCACTTGTGTAAATGATTTGTAGTTGAGTTTAAGAACAGATTGTTCTAGATATTTTTGATAGTCTCTACTAGCAGCGTCTTGATCTAACAATGCACCGTTACGATATATCTCAAAAATAGCAGGTTTCATACCACGCACTACTTTATAACTAACTGTTCCTACTGAAAATTCTATCTCTACTACACAATCTTTATCATTAATTGAATTGACTAAAAGACCTTTACTAACTTTACGAAAGGGTCTATTAAATAATCCATAAGTTAAAGCATCAAGCATTGTAGATTTGCCCGTGCCATTACCTCCTATCACTAGAGTTGACCTAGTGTCGCATAAATTAAATTCTGTAAATTGATTGCCTGTAGATAATAAATTCTTCCAACGAAGTTTTTCAAATACAATCATAAAATTAAATCAGGAGGAGGGGTAACGAGATCGTTAGGAGTAATTATACAATACATATAACCGTGATTGACACAGTTTGCCTTAATTTGCTCTTCTTCTAATTCTAGAATTTGCAAAGGACGTTGATAATCTAATGCCTCTAACTGTCCATAATAGCGTATAGCATCATCTTTGTCAACAAAAATTTGCACAACCTTTTCATCTTTCTCATCATCTGTGACAGCGTAGACTCCTCCAGTTGCTTTATCAGTTAGGACGTACATTAAACGTTGAGTGCTTCTAGGTAAAGTGACTTAACTATTTTAACAATATTTTTCTTATCTATGTGATCCTCTAGTTCATTAACATAGTTCTCTAAGATAGTCATTGTGTCTTCTAGTTTGATAGACTCATCTACCTCTACTGCTTCAAGAGTAAGATCTTCAATAATTTTTAAATCTGCTACACCTATGTCTTGTAAATGTTTTACGTAGCGATCAAATAATTTTTGGTTATCTTTTTGTTGAACTACAAGTTTTACATAACTTCCTACCAGTTCCTTATGATCTGGTAATGTTTCATAATCATTATTAGTATCATCATAAAATATTTTTTCAAATATATTAAAAGGATTTTGAATGAATGTTAATCTTAAGTCATCAGTATTTAGGGTGTGAAAACCTCTAATTGCACCGTAGTCATTCCAGTAAAGTTGGTACGGATTACCGAGATACATTATATTATCTTGTCTTGATCTGTGATGGAAGTGACCTGTGCAAGTTAATTTAAACTTAGAAAATCTCTCAGGATCTTCACCGTGTTCCATACGAATCCCAGGAAGTGCTTCAAACCCTGATAGTTCTAGATGTCCCATACAAGCAGTGGCATCTGTATCTTCTATTGCTTGGTAAATATCATTTTTATTATCATCGCAAATCCAAGGAAGCATTAGAAATTTTCTATTATCTAATACTATTTCTGTTGGTTTGTTTATGATTTCTAAGTTATCATATTCTTTAAGTAGATGGTCACAAGCATTTACTCTCAGAGTATTCTTAAAGTATATGTCGTGATTACCAATCAACATATACATCTTGATACCTCTATCCTGTAAAGGTTTAAACCACATTTCTCTAGTTGCATCTAATGAAAGATAGTTTATACTCTTACGTTTATCAAACGTATCTCCTAAACAAAATACAGTATCTATATTATTCCTATCAATATAAGGAAATACTATCTGTTCATAGAACTGTTTAAATTTACCCAAGAATATTGGGTTATCATTTCTAGCACCAAAATGCTGATCAGTTATTAAAAGAATTTTCATTTTGATTTTTTTATATCATTATGCAATCTTTTAGTTGCATATTCTTTCATATACTCTTCTCTACCATCTTTGGTAAAGACCTTTCTTTCGTAATCGAAATCAGGATGAGGTGCAGCAGATACTACTGGGTC